AATGAAGAGTTTATTATTCAGAACATTGAATACTTCACGTTTGAGAAATGGAAGTTGAGGTTAAAAAAATGAGTGACTTAGAAGAGTTCGACCCAGATAAAGAACAAAAAGTTGAAATACATATGAAATCATCATCCGACGGATGTTCCTTCACTTTAACTATCTTAACAGACGAGCCACTTGATCAGCATCAAGTTGAATATATATTGTTGGATTTGGTAACAGATATGAAAAGAGGCAAGTCAAGCGGGTACAGTAATTGGATTATGGACGATAGCGAAATGGAAATGAATTAAAAAAGGCCAGGCGTTAACCTGACCCCATGACTCTTTAGAATAACGACAAACTTAGGAGTCGGTCTTTATCTCATATAATGTAGCCATAAACATAGCCGTACTTTTTATGCTGGCAAAACGTCTCACTGGCTCCCCAGTTGGGAACTTAGTTATAGTAAAAATAAAAGCATCATAGCTTATCTCAATATTTCCACTTTTAGTACCAGTTACCAAAACTCTTCCTTCGCTTAAAGCCACGTCAATATCGTCCATTGCGTAGCCTAATAAAGTTTCTTTTAATTTATTCGTATCCATTTCATATCTCCTTAGTTCGTCGTTAAGACCTTGTCGGCATTTATAAAAATATCTTTAGCTTTTTTTTGTTGCTTATCCCATTTTTTTATGTCCCAATATGGGATTATGAAATTAAACTGTAGTTATACCGATGTATTAGACGTGGCCACTTTAGTGGAAAATCCTAAGAATAACAACAAACATCCTGCTAAACAGATAGAATTATTAGCTAAAATCATTGATTTTCAAGGTCAACGCTCCCCCATTGTAGTCTCAAATCGATCTGGCTTTATTACTAAAGGTCATGGCAGACTAATGGCTATTAGAAAATTAGGCTGGGATAAATGCGCAGTAGATCGTCAAGATTATGAAAACGAGGCTCAAGAATATGCTGATCTAATTGCAGATAATAAGATTGCAGAGCTGGCTGAATTTGATGAGGCACTGATGATTGATGGGCTAAAGGATTTAGATATTACTGATTTTGACCTACTAGGCATACCCGACTTTAAAATAGAGGTAGCTGAAATAGAGTTACCAGAGCTAAATAGCGGCGAGAAGGGGGAGCTTGAACAAATAACATTCACCTTACATTCTGACCAAGCTGCTGAAGTTCGAAACGCACTAGAAAAAGCACAGGAACAAGGACCATTTGTAGATACAAATAATGATAACAAAAATGGAAACGCTATCACCCGAGTATGTGAGTGGTTCCTCAATGGGTGATGCTAAAAAGCTAATAGTTAAGCCAATAAGCGCAACAGATGCCAACAGGCTATGTAAGTTATGGCATTATAGCGGAAAAGTTGTCCCTAACAGCCAACTACACTTTGGAGTTTATTACAATGGTCACTGTGAAGGCGTAATGCAATTTGGACCTAGTATTAATAAAAAAGGCACAATAAACCTAGTTAAAGACACTGGATGGAATAACTTTATAGAGCTAAACCGTATGTCCTTTAGTGAAGTACTCCCTAAGAATAGTGAAAGCAGAGCTATTGCAGTGTGCATGAGGCTTATTAAAAAACATTATCCACATATTGATTGGGTCATTAGTTTCGCAGATGGAACACAATGTGGGGATGGTACCATATATAGAGCCAGTGGGTTTAAATTAGTTGGTATAACAAAAAATACAGCACTAAAAGTAAACCCAAATACTGGTGAGGCTATGCATGTGATACAAGCCCACCACCTAAAAATGTCTAAGGAATTCAGGACCTGGAAGGCTTTTAGAGGCTTTCAACTTAAGTATATATTCTTCTTAAAACCAGATTTAATTAAAAATCTAACTTTACCAGTCTTACCATTTGACAAAATAAAAGAAATGGGAGCAACTATGTACAAAGGTAAGCGTGGGGAGCATGATAGTAATGCATCTTGATTCCATCAAGGGGAAGGCGGGGCAGAACCGACCTCCACGCTCCAATTTTGACTATATGTAATAACGTGGTATCATAAATTATGGCTAAAGATATTCCAGAGGCACAGTTAAAAGCAATATGTAGATTAAAACCCTCTAAGGCAGATGTAGCAGCGTTCTTTGAATGCAGTGAAGACACTATAGAAAAGCGGTGTAAAACATATGGCAACTGTTCATTTACGGTGTTTCGAGATCAAAACATGGTCCACACAAGATTTGACCTTATTAGAAAAGCAATGCGAATGGCTGAGACTAATCCAACAATGATGATATTTTGTCTTAAAAATCTTTGCGGCTGGTCTAACATGGATCAGATAGCAGTCTCATCAGACCTAGACGATGGCCTAACTATTAACTTTAGTAAAAAAGAAGGCTAATGGAGTTTAATCCATTTGATATTCAAGAGGAAATATTATTAGATGCTATCGCTAAAGAGCATAGATATAAATTCCTATTCGCTGCTAAACGTGGCGGCAAATCTGAAACATGTTATGTGGAAACAATTGTTAAAGGTCAAAAGAAAATAGGTTTTTTAGATGATGGCGATCCTTATCTAATGGCTATAGTCGCGCCGACTCAAGACATGTTAACTCGACTAGTATGGCCTAAATTTAGAATGTTTGCTAAGAAATATGAAAAGAGATTTGTATCTAAGCCAGATATATTTGAATTTAAGAACGGCTCTATAGTCTACGGCATTAGTGCAGAGAAGATAAATAGAATGGAGGGGTTAAAGTTATATCATGTGCATTTAACAGAAGCCTTTCAGATGAAACAAACATCACTACTCGAATCAATGGCTAGAACGCTCGATACTAAAGGTACAATTACAGTGGATGGATCATTAGGGCCACAGTTAATAAACCCTAAGATGCATTGGCTTTATAAGATGGTTAAAGCTAAAGACTTTAAGAACTCCAGAGTATGGGAGTGGCCTACGTTAGCTAATCCCTATATAGATAAAAAAGAAATAGAAACACAAAGAGAAATCTTAGATCCAGTTACCTTTAGAGCTAACTATGAGATCACATGGGATACGATACCAACTAATGCAGTTTATGATAGTTTCTCTGATGATAATGTAATGCAGACATATACTTATAATCCTAACTTACCGACATACATCGCAATCGACTGGGGTTGGAGTCACAGCATGGCAGTTGGGTTTTTCCAGATTGATAGTAAGACAAACACAGTCTACCTATTCGATGAGATTATACAATCTAAATTAACAATCGAAAAACTACATAAACAAATACTAGCAAAGCCGTATAGATTAAATGGATGGTGCTGTGATATTGCAGGAAATCAAGAGCGCGAGCAGTCCGGTATGTCTAATATCAATTGGTTTAAATCAAAGGGCATACATATGAAGACGCGTAGAACTGCCGTTACTTATGGTATTCCAATACTTAGGTCTTATATTAGAAATGGAAAAGACGAGGTAAAGTTTTATATTTCCGCTAACTGTGTTAAATCTATAGATGGTATGCGTCAATACAGGTACAAAGAAAAAGATGGTGTAATACTAAATGAAAACCCATTAAAAGAAAACGACGATGCTGTTGACATGATACGGTATTTCTTTGTTAACTACATGGACGATACAGATACACCGAGCAAGGTGCATATACTTAAAAGGAAATTTAATTAATCAAAGGAATGATTTAATATGGCTAATCTAAATATTTTAGATAAAGAAGTTCGGGCATCAATGATTAAGGTCATTAAGTCCGAGGGAAACAAAGAGAGAAAAGAAGAGTCTTTAAAACGCTTTGAAATATTTCAAGGCAGGCAAGACAAATATATTATTGAGAAGCTAGAGAGTGAATTTGATAAAGATGCAGTATTGCAGATGCGTAAAGTTACCTCTATTAATACATCTCAAAGAATAATTAAATCAATGGCATCTATCTATTCAACAGAGCCAAAGAGAGATTTCTCCAATGCCTCTGAAAAAGAGTTAGAGCAGATAGAAAATTTATATCACTACTCTAAAGCTAATCAGAAATATAGATTAGGAAATGAATACTTTAAATTAAATAACGATCAGGTAATTATGCAAGTAATTCCTAGATCAAATGTCATACAACAGATTCCATTGCTCCCCCACAACTTTGATGTATTTCCTGATGCTGAAGATCCTTCTAAGGCTTTTTGTTATGTGCTAAATGTATTTGATAAGTACGATCATTTATCAGACTTAAACAGCCCGGCATATAAGTCTAAACTTAGAGGCACATCAACAACTGTTGAGCCAGATGGACAGAATCAATCAAATGCAGAGGCCGATGATTATAAAGCGTTAACAGATCGTTTCATATTCTGGACTGATGACTTTCATTTCATAACAGACGGTCATGGTGAGTTTGTTAGTCAGGCCGATGAGGATGGAAACGTTGTTGTTATTAATCCTATTGGTAAATTACCATTTGTTGATATAAGTGCAGAAAAAGATAATGAGTTTTTCAGACGATATGGGAGCGCCGATACTGACTTTGCGGTTGAGTTTGGAGCTGCTATTTCTGATTTAATTAACACTGTTAAATTACAATCATACGCTCAGGCCGTGATGGTATCAGAGGAACAGCCAACTTATTTAACCACTGGCCCAATGGCTTTATTATGGTTAAAGCAATCATCTGACCCAAATAAAAAAGATCCTAAGTTTTCTTTTGAATCTCCTGGCCCTGATTTAACCGGTGGTCTAGCAGTGCTAGAGGCAATGTTAAGAATTTATTTAACTGCTCGTGGATTGCCAGCCGATGAGGTAAGTGGACAGCCAAATGGTCAATCTGCTACATCGGGCATTGAGAGATTATTAAACATGATCGATCGTTTTGAAGCATCTAGAGAAGACATTTCATTTTTCTCAAATGCAGAGCATGAGGTGTTTGCTATATTAGTAGCATGGTCGAATGCTTTTCAAGACGTTGATGGAGAGAAGCAATTAATAGACGATTTAAATTTATCTAAGTTAAACGATAACATTGAGTTATCTTTATCTTATATAAAACCTGAAATGATTCAGACTAAAAAGGATTTAGAAGAATCAATTATCAGAAGGATGAAGGAAGGTTTATTGTCAGAGTTAGATGCTTTTATGGAGCTATATGATTTTGATGAGGATAAAGCTAAAGAGAAAATAGAAGAACTCAAGGCAGAGAAAAAAGACAAAGTAGATTCATTTGCCTTTGAATTACCAGGGATGGTTGATGGCGAAGCCGAAGATAAAGATAAGCAAGAATAATGTTGAACAGACCATAGATTTAGAAGATTTGTTTGGCGTATCTTTTAAAGGTGCGCCAGCTCTTAAAGAGGCTATTGGTCAAAAGATTATTGATAGGATAGTTCAACGCACAGAGGCTGGCGATAGCATGACCTTTAATTCTAAGGGCGATGGCAGAGTTGGTAAATTAAAAAAGCCTTATTCAAAATCTTATGTTGATTCCACAGAGTTTAAAGCTCATGGCAAATCAAAGAACAAAGTTAATATGAAATTAACTGGCGATATGCTGGGACTTTTAGATATTAAAAAGCAGTCTGGCGACAGCATTACTATTGGCTGGAATAAAGGTGATGGCCAAGATGCTAAGGCGTTCAACCATAGCACTGGCGATACAGTTCCTAAGCGTCCATTCTTCGGTGTTAATAAAAAAGAATTAGATAGAATTAAAAAAGGCTTTAAATCAGAAGTTAAAGAGGCTTTATCTATTAAGAAAGATGAAGGTAAGTCAGCGTTTAATAAGTTTGTATTAGGTTTAATTAAAGAGGTTGATGAGGACTAATGGCAGTTAAAATAAAAGGGATTCGTAAATTGCAAATAGCAGTTAAGAAGAAATTCCTAACCATTCAAAAAGATAAGAAGATGCTAAAAGAAATAGCAGAGTTTTCTGTTGATCGCATCAAAGCCTTTGCACGTTCGTCTAAACCAATGAGAGAAGGCAAGAAGGATCGCTTCCCCACAGTAAAGCCTGGTACAGCTAACTCTAGAAAACGAGTGGCTAAGTATAACAATACTCACTCAACTTACAAACAAAGCGGTAAAGGTAAGAACTTAACCATCACAGGACAGTTAATTGAAGCCACTAAGTTTAAAATAAAAGGATCTATTATAAATATATTTGTCAAAGGTCGCAGGACTTTGTACCGGGGTAAAGATGGTAAGCCGTATAAAAATCAAGAAAGAGATAGCGGTAAAATCTACGACAAACTTACAAGGCGTGATAGAGACTATGCTTTTCTAGGTATGGATGAGGCTGGAGAGAAGAGGATTAGAAATATTATTAAAAGGAATTTAAGGCGACTGCTTAAATAATTAGGTCTAGGCAGTTGCATAATATAATCAAAGGAGTACAATAAATGAATAATGCAGACCAGGCCAGTGGCCAAACTGAAAACACCAGTGGTGAAGATCAGACAACAAATCCAATAAACCAAAGCGCTAGTAGCGACACGGTAGCCTACGGAACTCATAAGAAATTATTAGCTGAAAAGAAAAATCTTCAAGCTCGTTTTGAGGAAATGGAAAAACAGTTTAATAATATGAATGAAGATAAGCTAACGTCTGAGGGAAAAAAGGATGAGTTACTCGAAGCATACAAAGCTAAGAACGCAGCACAGGCTGAGACAATAAATAACTTCGCCTATACTTCAGTTTCTAAGGACGTATTGTTAGAGGCACAAAAAATGGGTTGCGTTGATACAACATTGCTTATGAAGGCTTTAGATTTATCAGTTTTAAAAAACGTCACAGGCGATTTAACAGTTGATGGAGACGAAGTGGCAACATTACTAGAATCGGCTAAGAAGTCTTACCCGATGCTTTTTAAAAAAGAAGCTCCTGTAGTGCATGATGGTGTTGTTAAAAAAGGTGAAGCTACAAAAGGTTACGCCGAAGAGTTATCGGCTTGTAATACCCAGGGGGAATTGGAAGCAGTGATGAAAAAACATAATAGATATAACAGGTAAACATTTTAACAAAGGATTATAAAAATGGCTTTTACATTAAACCTTACCGACACAGCAGCGGTAAATGATTCAATCAAAATCGAATATGACCAACAGTTCATCGTAGCTTCAGCTCAAGAACAAATCATGGATCAATTCGTAACTTATAAGAAAAACATCGGGGCGAAGTCGATTGACTTTGAAAAGTATTCTCAACTAGCTTTAGCAACTACTCCATTAGTAGAAGTTGATGATGTAACTTCTGAGGCTCTAGTAGATGCTCCGATCTTACTTACTCCTTTAGAGTATGGTAATGTTGTTACAACTACTAAATTAGCTAACCTTCAAACTGGTGGGCAGGCAGATCTTGCAGCCGCACGTTTAGTTGGAATGAACATGGGTAGAACTATGGACAAACTAGCTATCTTAGCAGGTGAAGGTTCTGCAAATGAACTTACACCTACTGGCGGAGCCGAGAATACTTTAGTGGCTGGTGATGTAATGGATGTTACTTTTTTAAATAAACTTTACAACAAATTAGCTCGTCAAAGTGTTCAACCACTAAGTGATGGAATGTATGTTGCAGTTATGCATGATGATGTAATCCATGATCTTCGTAATTCAACAGGGGCAGGCAGCTGGCAGGATATCAAAAAATATACTGATCCTTCTGAAATTCTTAAGAATGAAGTTGGTCAAATTGCTGGTTTTAAAATCATCAGAGACAACCACATTTCAGTTAATACTGATGCAGGTGCTGCTACTGTTGATACTTATCATACTCTTTGCATGGGTTTTAATGCTCTAGGAAAAGCTGTATCTCAAGAGCCAGGAATGGTTGCAAGTGGCCCTTTTGATAAGCTAGGCAGATTTGTCAATTTGGGATTTTACGGAGTTGTAAAATATGATATTATAGATACTGATAGTATTTATCTTGGAACTTCTGCTTCAAGCATCGGTGCAAACGTTTAATAAATATTTTTTAATACCACTGGGGAGCCTGTTAATAGCGGGTTCCCTTTTATAGTTTAGGTGTTTTATGAGTGATGCTAAAAATATATTTAAAGTTAAACTCTTCCTTAAGGCTAAGGATGAGGTTGAATTAATACAGCTTCAATTAAAAAACAATTCTATTAATAACATGATGTACGATTATGGAACCCCTCAAAAAATAGATGACGGATTTATAATTTGGTTTTATGCTGATGTTACAAAGTATAGGAGAGTTAAATAATGGCTTTACCCGGTGACATTAGAGACAGAAAACATAAGGCATTTATAGAAAACTCAACTGATGGTGGCGTTGATAATAGAGTAAATGATATAGATGGCAATGCATCTTTAGTTAGTATTTTAGCGCAATTAGTTTCAGGGTTAAACACTACGCCAAGTGGGTTAACTATTGGCGGTAAGATCACAGAGGTAACTTTAAACTCTCTTACATGGACGGCTTTACCTACTACGGCTTTAACAGATCGTAATGGTTTAGCGTTTCAAAACCCTAATGGTGTTGAGGTTAAGATTGGTTTCGATAATACAGAGACCGGCTATGTAGGCTGGGCAGTTAACGCTTCTGGAGAGTTTTTTATAGACGTTAGTGATTCAATTACAGTCTATGCAAAGGCATCTAGCGGAACTCCTAAATTAGTAATTATGGAGGTTGCTTAATATGGGTTTTTTAAGCTCCTCAACCTTACCGGAGTCAACGGCAACGGCTAGAACTAAGACTATTTACAATGTGGCTTTAGGTCCTGTAGATACAGAACAGTCTTTAGTTTTGCCATCGAATATAGTAGGATACCAGATAAAGACAAGAGGGTTCGCTTCTTTAAAACTTTCTCATACATCGGGACAGTCGGGCACGTTGTATGAAACAATATCAGGTGGGGCGGTGCTTACTGATGAACATTCTTATACTGGCCTGACAATATATTTTCAATCGCCTACAACATCGG